CATACTGTCGGCGCTCGGCCTCTGTGCAATAAATTGCCATACTTATACATTCTCCATTCTAACCATTAATCTCTCAGCTCTATTAGTAACCTGCTTGTGCCACAAGGAATCTCGTCCTTCTACTCCGGCACGTTTCCAGTCACCTTCTTTCAAAGCTGCTGTAAAATTCTTAAATTTGGAAAGTCTAGTACGTCCCATGTTAAACATCATGTTTACTAGAATTTCTTGTACTTCTCCTGGGAATCCTTCCCACACATCTTCGTCGTATAAAGCGACGCACTCACTTACAGCCAGGTCAAGATCGTAGTCAAAGCACTCTTGTACCCTCTCTACTGATACAGGCTCGCCTACGTCGTAGTTTCGCTCCGGATCTGTATCAAGTACTAGATGTCCTACTCCAAAAGTTTTATATCCCAAATGATCTAAGTATAGCTTATATTCTACACCTTCGTCAATTTTTAGCTGTTCGTAAACGGCGTCTCTGTTCATGTTTATTCCTGTAGTACGCTACTGCGTCTTTAAAAAAGAGCGAGGCCTTTCGACCCCGCTACTGGTTTTAGTGTGTAATAGTTTTAGTTGTGCCTCTTCGAGTGTCTCGTATAGATACTAGCTTCCATTCTTCCTCATTCCTGTCATATTCATGAATAAGAATTATGTCTGATAGTCCTACTTTAAAAGATACTACCTCCATAGTATCTCGAGATCCTACTACTATTACTTCTTCCATCTTTTCGTGGCGTCGGCCTGCACCATTGGTGCTTTCTTCGCTTTCGCTACCGTGTGCTGGAATTGTAATCGCTGTGGTCAAAAAACCTGTTAAAACCCACACTGATAGTTTTTTTAAACTACCCATTTTACTCTCCTTATGAGATTGTAACCTTAACGGGTTGCAACTCTTTAGGGAGTTCTTCATGCAGATCTATGCATAGCAGGCCTCGTTCCATATAAGCACGATCAATCTGAACGTGTTCGCTTACACCGAACGTCCGTGTGAAACACTTGCCACTTAATCCTTTGTAGATATAGGCTTCGTTTTTATTAACTTCCTGTTTAATCTTACCATTTACGGAAAGCACACCTTTGTGTAGATTGATGTCAATATCACTTTTATTCCATCCTGGAACTGCAAGCTCTACTCTGAATCCATTTTCTCCGACTCTGAGAACATTGTAGCGAGGGTACCCCCCATCCACTTGTGGTGCAAAAACGTTTGTGTCCATGAATCGGTCAAAACCCAATAAAAATTTATGTAGGTCAGCCACTGCTAATTTAGTAGTCATAAAGTATCTCCTTTTATGAATTGCGTCCTTTCGGTACGCTGGGGCTCTTTCGATGCCCTATTTTTAGGTTGAGCCACTTAAGGCGGACTCGTTGCCTAGTATTCGTCGTCGACTTCAAGTACGCCTTCGTCAATGAGATATTGTACGGTGTTTTCAATACCTTCCTGTCTGCCTAGATTAAAGGAGGTCCAACCACACCCGACCATGCAGATGGCAAATACTGTAGTGGCCGTAAATAATTCAATCACTTAGTTTCTCCTATACTTTTTGTCGATGCGTAAATTATACTATAAAAGACAGTTGTTGTCAAGAAATATTTTTCTGTGCACCATACAAAAATACTTCTTGACTTTCACTCGTTCTTTCAGTATAATACATAGTATGAAAGATTACCAGAAGAGACCATGGAGTCATGAAGAGCGCAAGTCCCTCCGGGCACATTATGGAAAAATACCAATGAGAGATATGTTGGGCCTTTTACCAGACCGCACAGAAAACTCCATAAGAAAACAGGTACACTATTTAAGAAAACGTGGTTGGACATTTAATTGAGGAGAAAATAGAATGGCCAAGAAAAAAAGAATGGGTAAGTCAAATAGCACAAGCCAAGGTCTTCGCAGAAGTAGTATTGGCTGCAGAATGCTTACCCCAATGCAACGGTTACGAAATCAGCAAGAAGCATGGCTAAAAGGTAAACGAGTAATGCTTGTCATAGACGCTGCTGGTCACAAAGCCGAGGCACAGTCAGTATGGGGACTACCCCCTATGCTTAGGAAAAAGGTAACAAATGCCGAAAGTAAGGGTAAGGAATAATAATGTTGAAGCAGCACTACGAGTTTTTAAGAAAAAATGTGCTGATACAATATGGGAAGTAAGACAGCGGGAGTTTTATACAACTCCTTCAGATAAACGCAGAGCGGCTAAAAAAGCCGCTGTTGCAAGGAATAAAAGGAATAGAAATGACACAGCACGAAGGTACTAACTTCGAACTTGCAGGAGATTTTATGGAAGCCTTTGGGCAAGAGGTACGAGATATACCTATGTGGCCCAGCTTTTCTACACGAGAACTTCGACTTGAACTAATTAGAGAAGAGTACCAAGAACTAGAAGAGGCTATGGACCAAAAGGATATGGTTGCTGTAGCAGATGCCCTTACAGACTTGCTTTACGTTATCTATGGAGCCGGCCATGCTTTTGGCTTGGATCTAGATGCGTGCTATCAAGAGGTACACTCCAGCAACATGAGCAAGCTAGGAGCCGATGGTCGTCCACTCAAGCGAGAAGATGGAAAGGTATTAAAGGGGCCAAACTTCTTTGAACCAGACCTATCCTTTATTTTGGGGCTATGATGGAAATCAATGCAACATACCCAGTTACGTATAATAGACCAAACATAGAATATCAAAAAACTACTGTTACGGTAGTACAGGATAAACAACAAACAATGGTATCTACATACGATAAGTACGGCAGACTAGTTGAGACTGTGGTTCGTAGCCACAATATAGCCGAAGTATGATAGAGTTACTTGGTATACTTGCAGTCTTTATGTGCCCAATGGTATTTGGAGGTATTACAATGTATTACTCACATAAAGCTATTCACAAAGAAACTTTAGAGAGGTGGAAAAAATATGATTAAAAAAATTGGATTTGCAATCTATGACTTATACAAATTCTTTTTCAGTCTGAAAGTTAATCCATTAAGGCATATTCCTAACGCATTTACACAATTTATACTGATGTTTTATTTATCAGTAATGTGGTCAGCAGTATTCACATTGTGGGCAGGATATACTATTTATTACGGTATTTACAGTGTGGGAGGGCATCTACTTGTAGTAGGAGCTTTCTTTATTACTGCTATGATCTTCCAAGATGCAGAAAAGAATGGGCACTTGTGGGCACAGAGGTTCCCCAAAACAAATAAGAAGAAAAATAGAGCTGTTTGGAACTTAGAAAAAGAAGGATAATAAAAAGGGGCACTAAGCCCCTTTATTTTTTACTCTCACTATATCTCTTTTTCGTATCATATCCGTCCCCTTCGTTTCCCAAACCCAGGGAAGCAATCCGTGTACTATAAATACGAATGCTATGGACACTGCAAACCGTAGATGTTCGAAGTATGTTTCGTTTATATCCTCTAAGTGCTTCACCCTACCACTCCTTTAAAATAGCAACTGTTAGCATAAACCAGCTTACTACATTGAGCATAATCAATGCTCGGTCTCTCCAGATAACTGATACCCAGATCCATAATGCGATACCGCACCAGCCAAAGTAAATATCTAACATACGATACTCTGGACCTGCTGCTCTCATCGCTAAACTACAAAGAACAATAATACTTGCTACCCACTTGAGATACCAGTCAAAATTATCTGGGTACCACTCTCTATCTGGCTTTGATCTACCACTTGCTCTCACTTCTGGGTCTCCTACCCCTTCTCTCTTCATTTTAAGTCTAACTCCATTTGTTGTGGCCCTGTGAAAGGGTAGTCGAGCACTGGTTTCATAATGCCTTTCGACATATGCTCTTGGTACCAAACTACATCTTCTCCGAGTTCAGCATAGATCTTTACTTCACCTGTGGTCATCATCTCTGGATTGCCCATATCATCGTAGTACACCTCTCGAAGGCATACTACGTTCTCCTCTTTTACTAAACGAAAGTTCCAGCTCATACGTTTTTCTCCAATTGATCTCGCAGATTGCTTGAACTAAATCGGTGAGATCGTGTATTAAAATAAATTTCTATTCCTAGGTTTCTACATAGAGTTTTTCCTGTAAACTCTAAAGTTTTGTACTCTTCTCCCAGGATACGAATATCAATAGGAAAAGTAGTAAAAATATCCAAAAGGTCTGTTTCAGTACAGTAGGGAACAACTTCATCCACATACTTAACTGCCATCAATTGTATATATCTTTCTACAATTGTCTGTATAGGAGCACTCTTACTTTCTCTCTCTACACTAGGGTCTATATGTAATCCACAGATTAAATAGTCGCAACGACCCCGTGCCTCCCGTAACATCTGTATATGCCCTGCATGGCATAGATCAAAAGCACCGCAGGTAAACCCTACTTTACGCATCTTTTTCTACCAGTGCAACTTCGTGAGTTACAGGATCAAATACATATCCTATCGCAAGAAGAAAGGTTCCAAACTTTTCACAAAGTTCTTGAATGTTTGCTCCTTCTTCGTGATAGAACTCCATTATTACTTTGTCGTCGTTGCTCAAACGCTCAAATCTCAGCATCAGTCTCTACCTCCTTCTCGAATACATAGTCTGCAAGCATTTTGTTGAATCCAATCTGGATAAGAAGAGCTACTGCTTCTTTGTCAAGGTCTAGCTCCACTTTCGCAGTGCCGTTCTCCTGTTCTTCAATCTTTGTTATTTCAATCTGTGGTAAGCTCATTTTATTCGGTTTCCATAGTAATCATGTGTTCCAGCTTTTTCAGCTGCTCGTCTTTCATCCATCATCTTAAACCCTTCCAGGTTTGCCCAAAATCCCACTACAGTGATTACTGTAGCGACAAAAATAATAAAAATATCTTCTAACATCAGTCTTCTCCGTTATTCATTACCCACCATAGAGCAAGGATGAATGCGCATGCTATATATAAGGGTATCTCATTAATTTCCATACAACTCTCCATTCCTACGATAGGTGGCAAAAATAGTTCTTGTGTTATTCCAAAAAGCATGGTATAATATATCAAAATTGATAGACAATATGGTCTATACCGATTATCACTAACTAACTACTGACGTATGCATAATGTAGTTATTGTGTGCATAAGCAACACTCATCCAGCGAAGCGTAGGATGGTGGTGTTGCATACACATGATGCCTACAAGATATGCAAAGTCAGTGACAACCACGCTACTACTTATTCTAAGTACGTACAACCAAAGTGACAATTGTACCGAAAAGCTAAGGACCCGGATAATTTAATAACTTCGTAACGGGTCTGCTTTCTCTTCTTTCTAATTCTAAGTAAAAATCCCTTCTTTATAAGCAAATAAGCCGTCCAAATTTTCCGCAATTCGCGTTATATTTGTGGCGTTTTTGTACTGCTTTTTCCCAATTTCCCATGAATTTTTCATAATTATTCCCACAGGCATCGTGATTAAGGGTAGATTTATACTCTAGCTTGCTAAGAACGGGTTAGTATTGTTCCACTCTTTTAACCCCGTTACGATTATTGAATACTTCTCTTCTGCTTTGATGCTAGAGAACGTAATTGTTTTAGTACTCGAGTCTGCTGCCCACTCTTTTGCTTCTAAATGGTTTAGACAGACCATGACAGCCTGCTCAAACCCCGCTGCGGATTTAAACTGTGTTGCAGGTCCTCTCACCTTAAACTCCTCTTCATATACTCCTCCACACATTAGCCCAAACCTCCAGGATAGTTATTAACTTGTTGAGACTGCTCTAACCCCGCTACCGCTTTTTCAAGCGTTCTAAGCGCTGCTTTCGGACTTTTCTCCAAGCCATGGAGATCCGTATTCTCAACTCCCAGGCTTTCAGCAATATTATTAACGATTTCCATCTTTGTGATAGGGCTTTCCCCAGTTTTTGAAACATATATCTCTCTCCGGTACACGCCTTCGCGTGACAACTTACCAATTATAGACTTCTTACTACGATCAAACTTCTCAGCTAGTGCTTCCACTGTCTCAGGTGTAGGCTTATCAAGGTAAGCTCCTACTAGCATATTTGTCATTTCTTCAGTATAGTTCGACATTCCTGTACTTCTCCTTTCTACTGTAGGTTTTTTTGCTTTTATGTGCTCCCGCTTTATTAAATCTCTGTGCAAACTTAGCTACGGGGTTGGCAGCTAGTCGTTCACACTGCCCACTACAATACCACACATTCAGTATTGCAGTAAATTTCTTTCCGCATTTACGGCATTTCCGGTCCTTCTGGCGGCTCATATTTTATTTCTCCGGAGTTAACATCTACTACTAGATGATCTGACGCAAAATCTAAAAGTCCTATAGGTACATTCTCTACTCCAACAGACTGTGCGTATCTCATTAAAATGTTATTATATTCTGCTTCTTTTTCCTCTACTTTATCTTCTAGGGTCTGTATTAAATCATACGCTTTGCTCAAAGCTTCATGAAGCTCTATTAGCTCTGTGGTATGTTTTTCTAGATTATTTAGTAGGCTTCTCTCTTTCGGAAATTGAATTACTTTTTTCATGTACATTTCCTCCATATAATGTATTATTATACAGGTTCAGAGAAAATTTGTCAAGAATTTTTTTAAGGGAAGGCGGGTATAAAAAAGCCCTCCGAAGAGGGCATAAAGTTTTGCTATGTCAGTAACAAAAGGGGTGAGGCTGCAGCGGGGCACATTCTTTCACTGCGATCTTTACTGCCTTATCGAAATATATGTCGACCCTGGCTTCCTCATAAAAAGTGTGGTGGCCCCAACCTTGCCAATATCCACAAACCGTCCATAGCCATTATTCCGGGACTGGCTAACCTTCACGTTATACCTAATATCGAGGGTATAATCCCGACTGCTACTGGAGGCAATTACGACAGTGTGCAGTGTTGCCGTCAAGTCGAGGTTTCAGCTTTACCAAAGATACACTACACGCTTTAGAAGATGCGTTCCAAACTTAATTGGAGTAGTGTATTCCTGCAGCGGAAATAATGGTCTGCTTACTTCTCTCGACTGAATGAATATTATATTACGTTTTTGAACTAAAAGTCAAGAATTATTTCTCTCAAGTCTACTAATTTTTTCAAAGATTTTACCTCCAGTACTTACTGAGTTATACTCAATAACGAGGCCGTCTGCATTCATATGAAGAATCGGAGCGGGGCAACTACGTGCTTCACGCAGTGCCACCTCAATTGCAAATGCTACTGATTCCGCATCCTTTTCCAGTGTGCTTCTAAATGTTGCAGTCGTGTCTTTCATTAGCCCACCAACGCGTCAATGAGCTGATTTAGGTCTGGCTTAGTCATTTTAGTTAATGAAGGTAGTTCTCGGCCTACAGCATTCTGCACTTTAGCTACTAGCTCTGCTTTCATAATTACAGGTTCTCCACGCTTAGTTACACGCTCTTGCTTCTGGTATATCTCCATTGCAGATAGCTTGGCAATGATACTACGAGGAGTCTTACCAAATTGAATGGCTAGTGACTCAACAGTTTCTCGTGTAGGTTCGACTTCATACTCTTCACGCATAGTGGCCAGCATTTCGTCTGTGTAGTTTGGTGATGCTTTCGCAGTTATGTCGCTCATAATTTTCTCCCGAAATTTGTGTGTGTTCTCTCAATCAATATAAACATTATAGAAGATTAAGATGATAAAGTCAAGAAGTCTTTGGTCATTTCGTCTTCTAATTTTCTCGCTTCTACTTCCCAGGGTTCCTGCTGATACTCGAAATCGTCTCGTACTAAGAGATTCCCTAGCCAGTAAGCGTGTTGTAGTTCTAGTTGTAGTCTTCCGTATACATACTGGTACGCATGCGTCATTTCATGAAACAGAGTAGGTAACCACTCATCGCATGCAAATAATCTTATCACAATCTTATGGTCTAAGTCAATGCTATCGCCATAAATGTTTCCTGGCCCACATAGTTTTATGTGTATAGGTACAGGACTCACATTCAAGTCATGATACTCACAAGCCCACTCTGCTGCTTCCCGCACTTCTTGTACTACGTCTGGGCACCACCAGGATTTTGCTTTTACTCGTATTTTTACCATACGCTTCTCCACTTGAATATACATATTATACTACCAACGAGGTGTGCATGTCAAGAACTAATTTTCCGGAATTGGTCATAAAGGCAACGCACCCTAACTCCGGGGGGCCGGACGCGGGGTTTTTCTGTCAAGTTTTATTTTCGTAAATTTGCCAAAATTATACTAACTTTGCGCACCCGTTCCGGGGTTTTCTCGAATTTGCACTAATTATACCGTCCCCGCGAAGACTTGTCAATCAAAATAAATTGTGCTTGTGTGCAAAAAGTACTTGACAATTTCAGCGGGGTACTGTATAATCGGCGCCGCGGGGAGACTACTGTTTGGGTTAATTTGCACCTTCCCCGTAAAAAGTACTTGACATCGTAATTCTACTACTGTATAATCGGCGCCGTCGCGCCAAAAGACCTGTCGAATTGCAAACAATTTGCTCCGCACCCGCAAAAAAGACTTGACATAGTTTACGCACTACTGTATAATGGCGCGAGCAACACTTTTGTACTTCGCCGTTGAACTACTACTGGCGCCCCCGCGCCAAAAATTTCAAGAAGTCAAGCGTTTTTTCAAGAAATTTTTGACGATTGTGTTCCACGTGGAACATCGGAAAGTTGGCACGATTCTTGCCTTAGAAAAATGTTTTCAAAAAATAATATAAAGCGCCTCCCCAAATTATCAAATCGGTTGCAATAGAATAAACCACATAAGCCGCCGCTAAAAATTTCATTTTTTCGCCTCCAGTATGTCGCAAAGTTTAGTTGTCAAATCTAAAATACCCTGATCCTTATCATTGTAATCAATCACGTTCCAATCGCACCCAATAACGCGCTCTTTTAAAATCGTCATTCGGTCATAATACGAAAGCGCATTTTGATCATTTTCTGAAAATTTCCAATAGGTCAGCGGTGACGTTTTCCGGTTTTCGATTCGCGCGCGTTGCTCGTTTTCGTCGATTGATAGCCAGAATTTAATCATGTGAACGCCTCGCGATTCTTCCCATGCTTTGTGGCGTTCCAGAAAATTCTGGTATTGAGCCTCAGAGCACCAATTATTCAAGCGTTGAACCATCGCGCGAGAATACCATGACCGATCATAAAAAACAATTTGATTGCAAGCGGGCATTCTACCCGACCAATACCCTAGCCATTTTTTCATGGTGGATTTGCTAGGCTTGCGCGATAGGTGAACCGAATAAAGCGCCGGATTTAAATAGTGAGTGATTTCGCGAATCGTGCTAGATTTTCCGGCAGTGTCGCGCCCTTCAAGAATTACCGCAACCCCACGATGGCCGAAGCCGTCGAGGGTTGCATTTAGTCGAGCTTGTTGTTCGCGTAGTGCTTTCATGCTACCTTGCTCCCGTGAATGTGGGCATCATCGCCCGCGTTTTTATTGACGATCCGCCAAGGCGAGCCGTTGATTTTGCCGTATGGAATCGGCTTTTTCTGTGCGAAGCATTGAGCCAGAATCGCAACCTCGATTCGCGCATCGCTTAAAGCCGTATGATCCTCAATAAAGGAATAATCACCAGAGCAGTAGCGGTGAGCAAATTCTGCGCCCGTCTTGATATTACCAGCCGGTGAGACCCAACCCATAGAGCGAGCGATTGTCGCGTATGCTTTTTGGCTTAGTTTAGTCTCGCAAGCGAATTGCCAAATGTCGAG